TATTCCATATAGAGATGTTCTATCAGCACTCCAATCAACAGTGTTATCCTGTAATCTAAATAAACCTTTTGGGTTTTGAAAAATCACAAAATGTCCATTAGCTAATGTTGATCTTAATTTAGGTTCTGTCTGTACTGCGTATTGATTTGGACTACCGCTTGTCTCAGTCGCATCTTCTACAGCCATAACTAACTGTACTGGATTTGCTGTAGCAGATGCCGCACCTAGCACACCAAGATAGTCTCCTTTCTTGATACCGCCACTGTTGCTACCAGATGTTTTGAGATTTAACCCTGTAGCACCTTTCACATTCATTTGTACTTTGCAACCACTTGTAGCACCTTCATTTACTAAAACACTATCGGTTACGACAACTGTAGCACTGGTTTTAGTTGTGATCTTGTGAGTACCATTGTTTTCTTCATTAGTCATGCCAGTTATATGAATGAAGTCTCCCTCTATCGCATTAGTGAATGTACTTGCATTTGCTGTAATCGTGTTTGTATTTGTGACAGTCAAAGATACATTAGTGTTAGATACCCTATTCTCGGCTATTAGGTGCGTTGTACCGAACGATCCTGTGTTGGTTAGGGCATCAGGGTCAGCAAACTTAAAATGGTTTGTAGTGCCTTTTAATTGCATTAGAAAGGATTGCCACTCTACAGCCTGTGTTCTGTTTAAAGGCGGCAAAGTTACGTCTGCTTGCCAAAATACTGCATCAAACTCTTGTGTTAGTTGTTTGCCTGTAAATGGGGAAGCTGTCTGTCCTATTGCTCTAAATAAACTAAAGTTACTTCTTACAAAGTTAGGAGTAGAAGGCATTGTTATTATCTTAGCCACGACCCATCAATCCTTTTCTATATGAACCACCACGCACTGCTGCTTCTAGCACTGCACCCTTTGTAACATCTGATATTTGTGGCAACATCTTCTGAACTTCTGCTCTAACCGTAGGCACTACACCAGTGGAGAAGTTTACTGATTGATTAACTATGATAGGTGAGCCACCGCCCATAGCGTTCTTACTGTTCATATTATTCATAATAGTACCACCTGTATTCGGTACAAAAATCTCAGCACCACGCTCTCCTACTATTGTTGGTGTTCCTCTTTGCACTGTTCCACCACCTGCATTTGTCATCATGGAACTACCTCCACCTTTTGATGAACCAGTGCCACCTTTAGGGGCAGATATGCTAAATGCACCCAATATTGCATCTATGATAGGTTGAATAACCATTAGTTCCATAAATGCTGATATGACTGATTGAACAACATTGAAAGCAAAGTTCTTAAAAGAATCTAAAGCACTCTCTCCATTCATAAGAGCAGTTGTAAGATCATCTGATAAGGAACTAGCTAGTCCTTCAACTTCTCTACCTATTTGTGCTAGTGCTTTACCGAATTGTCCTGTGGTTTCCAAAAACTCTCTATAAAGTGCATTTGCAGCATCTTGGGTTATATTTCCACTTGCAACTGCTTTATTTAAAATATCTTGTGCAGTTGCCATATCTGTAATACTAACTTTGTTTTCTTCTATAGCTTTTTTTAAGTCTGCTAGAGTTGCTATTCTAGCCTTAATTCCACCACCACTACCTCCTCCTGAGTCCATAGTACCTAAAATCAAATCTAAAACTGTTTGTCCTTCTTTCAAAGCAGGTGCAGCTCCACCCAAAACATTAAAATTATCCAGTGCAGATTCATCTGCTACATCTCGTAAATCTTGAAAAACTTTCTTTAGCAACATAAAGAAACTAGGCATCATCGCCGTTCCTGTGCCTATAACTCTGTCTAAGATTGATGGTTTATCTGCCACTTCATCTAGTTCATCGTTGGATGTACCTAATGCATCATTCAATAGTATGACTGCCCCATGAATGGTTTTTACTGCATCTCCAAAAGTTTCGCCCAAAGATGTTGCAGCAGATTCTGAATTGTTTGTAATATCGGTTAAAGTTCTAACTAAGGCTATAGTTTCAGTTTTAAAACCTGCATCACCTATACTGTTCTTAAACACCTCTGTTGCATCACCTAGATTTGATAATGCACCTGTCAAGGTGTTGGCTCTTTGTTCTATACCATCTGCAAATTCAGTTTCTCCTATCTCTCGGACAAACTTCATTACTGATTCTACTGATTTATCAATTTCTTTCGTTGTATCTTTGAAAGAAATTTGCATCTTATCGCCTTCTGTCTTGGCAGTGAAACCTAGACTTTGTAGCTGCTCTATAGATGTTGTACCACCTCTAAATATAGCTTGTGCTATTTGATCTATTGAAACACCTTGTGCTGCTGCTACGTTACCTATGCCTCTTAGATCAGCTTCTGTAGGTTTGATTCCTATTCTTCTGAATTCTATAAATGCTCTAGTTACTTCATCTATTTGGAAAGTTGTACCTGCTGTGAACTTCAAGATCATTTGGAAAGCATCTTCCGTTTCCTTTAGTGATCCTGTGTTGGCTTGTAGTGTTGCTCTTAAATCTTCAAATTTTCTTGTTGTCTCTAAAACAGCAGAACCTGCGTTTTTTATAGCTCTAGCTGCAAGACCAACTCCTATACCTGCAAAAGCAGCTTTCAGTGCTTTACCTACTTTTGCTGACCGTTTTTCTGTATTTTTTAAATTACCATTAACATTTTTAAGCTCTCTGCGTAATTGTGCAGTTTCAGCTTTTATCTCAATAATTAATTGGTCTACTGTTGCCATGATTAATCTGGATATAGTTCCATTAAATTATCTAGTTCTTTGCTTGTCATAGGCTTTTGTTGATTACCACCGTTGAACTCAGTAAATCCCTTTATAGCTGCATAAACCTCAGTCAAGCTACTTGTCCAAAAATCTTTTGGTTTCCAACCGATCATACCTAAACAAATTTCCATAAATCTTTTAAACGGTAAAGAATCTTCTGTAACTATATCGCTTGAGGCTTTTTTTCTTCATCATCATCCTCCATGCCTGCTGTTAAAGTTTGAGTAAGTAATTGTGCTACAACTTGTATGCTTTGCGTAATACCTACATCTTGCATGATCTTTTTTACATCTTTATCTGTAACATCATTACCACCACCTCTTAGTGCAGGTGTTAGCACTGATACTGCATCGTAAACAGATATATCACCATCGGACATTTTAGTTGCAAGTTTTATAATGCCGCAACCTACAGCTTGCTCTATGCTTACTATTGCATCAATGGTTAGTCTCGCCTTATAGGTTTGACTGCCTAACTTTACTTCAATCTCGCCCTTTAGTGGGTTTGTCATCTGACTTCTCCTGTTTTGTACTTGCCATTGCAAGTTTGATTGTTAATACATCGTCTCTTTCATCTAATGAGCAAGACGATACTTTATAGGACTTACCATCTACTTTTACTTCAGATGGGTCTTTTCCTAACTGGTTGGCTACTTCAAGGACATCCCCATTAAGCATAGCAGGGATGTCGCCCTTAGTACCTTTGACTGTTACTGATTGCCAAGCCATTTACTACACCGTAGCAAATGTGATTGCACCTGAACTTTCAAAAGACATACTGTAAGTAACTTCTCCGTTGTACTCACCTGCGTATTCAACAGATGTGACTTGGAAGCCACCAGTAAATGTACCAAAGTCAGGAACTAAAAACTGATAATTGTCTATAGTATCAGCAAGCACGTTTGTCTTTATAGTTGCTTCACTTGCTCCATCTGTAAAGACACCGCTACCTGAAACACTAATAGACTGTACACCTGCTGCCGCTAACAAAGTTCTTTGGTTAGAACTGTCTTTGTTAGTTACGTCTACTGATTCATTGTTGATTGTAAGACTTGTTGATCTTAAGCCTGCTATTGTTGTGAAAGTTTCAGGTGATCCACCATTACCCACTTTCATAAGCATTGCACTACCTTTTTGTGCTGCCATATTTATACTCCAATTAAGAAAGCATTAGTTATTTGCTTTCTAATTAAACAAGCCAACTGGCATCCAATTTTATTAGTAACAGCTAGTTAAGAAGTTCCTAATATTATGGCTCGGAATCGCATGACACCGTGCCTAGTAATCCCATCAGGGTCTACTAAAACATCACCAAATTCAAACCTAAGATTAACTAAGTTAAATCCAGTAACACTTAAACTGTAATCATGCAGTAAATCGTGAATCCTGTCCATGATTTGTTTGGTTTCTTTACTGCCTTTGTACTGTGACCATATATCTAAATTGATTGTATATTCACTGCCATCTACGTCTTTTGTAGAATAATCTATTGAACCATCCCTTCCTATTGATACAAATGGATAGCTGTTACCTTCTTGTACTTCATCATAAATACCTGCTCCTAAGGTAGAAGTAAGATTGTTGTCTCCGTTTAACCTAGAGTAAATAGCACTTTGTATAGCGAATTGTCCTAAAGCCATTAGTCTACATACCCTCCTTCTTTAAATATTCTTTTGATCTTAGGTCTGTTTCTTTCTAAAGCAGGCTGCATAAACGGTCTAGGGTCTATAGTAGATGTGCCAAACTCCAAATAAGGTGCGTATGGTGCAGATGCCACTATTTGTCCTATAACTGTAGTTCCCTGCTGTTTTACGCTAGAGGTTATATTGCTTACTAAGAATCCTGTATCTGATGCAGGTGGCTCGCCTTTAGCTGATGCTGTGTGTTGTCTTCTAGGATTATACTTTTGGTAAGTGATACCAGTACCACCTTTCATAATACTTTGTTTAGCATGACCTTCTACGATAGTCGTTGATCTTTGTACTAACTTTTTAAGATGTTTTTCAGGGTTATCAATCATACGTTTCTTAAGTTTCTTTTGAAAACCT